CAATATTAGGGATAGTATGGGGATGTGTTTTATGTTTAGTAGGCGTATTAGTCGGAGTATTAATTATTTGGGGCATTGTAATTATAATACTTGAAATAAAAGATACGTGAGTTTGGAGAGGAGTAAGATGTGTATAAAGTAGGAGAACCAGTATTCTTAGTTACAGAAATTATGGATGCTTATATTGGACACAAGACTAAAAAGGAAAGATATGAAATATTTGTTAATGGTGAGGTTATTCCTATTGGTAATGATGATATTTTAATCCCAAATCCAATAGCCAAGATACAGGCATGGAAACAGAATTGTAAAAATGAACTTGAACACTATGAGAAAAACAATATGTTGAATTGTCCAATAGAAACAGAAGTATCTTTGAATACAAGTGTTGAAACTTATAAAAAGGTTTTAGAACTCTTAGGGGGTAAATTATGAGAAGCATACTGTTAATTATATTAATAACACTAATAGGAGTAGGCGCACCTTGCGAAATGGCTGAGCCTATACAAGAAGATTACAGCACGTACATGGGTAGCCTAAAGAGGTTTCTGTGGAGAGGTGACTTCGATGAAACGATACTAGCAGCGCACGATTATCTTACACTTAGCGTAACCTATGCGCACAAGGACGAAGGCACAGCTTACCAAGCTATTGTGGAGCAGGAAACTAACTGCAAGGGATACTCAGAAGCAATGCAGGAGATACTTCAAATGTGGAACATCAAGTGTGAAGTAGTTTACGGAGTATACAACGGTGGTATGCACGCATGGAACAGAGTCAAGTTTTCAGATGGGTGGTACTATGTGGACGTTACTCTTGACGACACTGGTGACGGGTTGCTATCGAAACTTTGGTACAAGAAAGAAGTATTTGAAGACCATGTAGAACTATATATTGAAAGGACAGATTATGAATAAAGAACACAAGGGTACGTTGTCTATGTGCATTTTACTTGTGGTGTGCATACTCATGGTAACTATGCTTGGTAGCTATTTCGCAGGGTACAAACAAGCACAGGAAGAGATACCTACAATAGCAAACATTGAAGAAGTGTTTAACAGATACGATGCACGCATAAGCTTATTGTGCATCAAGGTGGATGACATAATGGATAAGCTAGAGGAGGGAACAGAATGAAGAAATGGGTAAGGGAGTGTGTACAGTGGTGTACCGAGTACTTCGCTTTACGGAAACAACTGGTCGACAAGCGAGATGCTATTATAATTCAGCGAATAATGTGGTCAGAGCGCAACAACCCAAAAGGACGTTCTAAGGACCACCGAATAACAAATGAATTTGCGCGCATTAAAGGACTTAAGCGCACACACAAGAAACATAGGCGGAGGTAAGTAATGAATATAAATTGTTACCAGGATTGGTCAAAGAAACACCCGCGAGCAGTAGTGGATTATGTGCTACACAACAAGGAAGCAATTAAAGTTATAGCAGTTGACACTGAGACATCATTCGTGCAGAAGGCACAGGATTACGGCGCTGTCACGAGGTTCATAGGTAGAGAGAAGAACAAGAATAACATACCATTTGGTGTGTCACTGTATTACGAACATGACGAGGTGCCTTACGGCTTTTGGTTTGACTACGATTTGATTGAACTCAAACCTTTGCTTGAGTGTGAGGATATACTGAAGGTGTTTCATAATGTGAAGTTCGACATGCACATGCTAGCCAACATAGGGATACACCCTAGAGGTGGATTAGCAGACACGTCTGTTATGATACAAGACATAGACGAAGAGTTTATGTGTGAGATGCCGAGCGGTAAAATGCGAAGAAGCAAACGCCTAAAGGACTTAGGGTATCACTTCGTAACAACTAAGGCGCACAAGGGAGAAGACGAACTTAAAAAGCTGAAGCGTGTCGTTGCTAAGGAGCAAGATACTACACCCAATCGGGTGAGTTACCTGGATTTATACAAGCAAGACCACGATGCGATGGTGCACTATGCAATCTTCGATACGGAATTAACATACAAATTGTATTACAAGTTGCTGCCTCAGATAATAGAGCAGGAACTTGAGAAGGTTGTAGAGCTAGACATCGAGGCAACAATATCCGTATACGATATGGAGCGTACAGGTGTAAAACTTGACGCGGCAAAACTTGCAACAGACATGGCGAATGTAAACGCAATGCGAGATGGTTGCATATCCGAGATGCACAAACTCGCAGGCATGTTCTTTCCTGTGGATAATTCACGAGCTATAGTAAGTGTATTCCTTTTGCTCGGCTCAGGAAAATGGCTATGGTTTACAGACGCAGGTAGGGAACAAACCACAGGGGATGTCCTCAAGAAGCTTGAAGCAGAGGGTAAAACTCCTGAAGTTAAGCAGTTCGCAAAACTTGTACAAGATTACAGGTCCCTGAATAAGATATACACCACGTACCTTCTAAACCTAGAGTTCTATAATCAGAATGGAAGGATACACTGCTCGTATAACATAGCACCTGATGAACGAGGACAGGGGGGTACTAAAACAGGACGAACATCAAGTTCACACCCGAACATGCAGAACATACCTAAGGAAGCAATCATGCTGCCTAATGGGGAGAAACTTAAGATGCGTGAGTACTTCATTCCTACGAGTGAGGAGTATATGTTCTTTGCTATGGACGCTGACCAAGAGGAGTATAGATTACTGGCACACTACGGCAGAGACGAACGGTTTATGAAGTTCGTAAAAGAGGGTAAAGATATTCATGCAAGCACCGCCGCAATGATGTTCAGCACCTCATACGAGAACGCAACACTTGATAAGAAGCTTAGAGCAAAGGGTAAGACAATGAACTTCGCGCTGTCATACGGTCTCGGTGTAGCTTCCATGACAAATGTATTGTTTAAGGAGTTCGATGAAGCAATCTACAAGACAGCATCCAAGTATCTGTACAACAAGGTAAAGGTTTATGACCTGCCACCGTACAAGGACAAATACAGTGTTACTGACTTCATTGAAGTTGGTATGGACGATGCCCTAGTGTTTGCACTTAGGTACTTCTTCCACTATAAAACATGTGAGATGATACAGGAAGCGGTTGACACACGAGAACAATACTTTAAGATATTCCCTGGCATACGTAGATTTATTAAAGGAGCAGGGGATGTAGGGTCGCAACGTGGTTGGGTTAAAACATGGTATGGTCGAAGGCGGCACTTCAAGAACCCACAAAGAGAAGGGTACAAAGCACCTAACTCTATAATACAGGGCGGGTGTGGTGACATACTCAAGCTTAAGCTGTGGGAACTACGGTTATATCTAACTAATAAACGTAGCCGAATGGTGTTGCAGACGCACGATGAAATCTTGTTTGAGATACACCGCGACGATGCGGAGTTGATTAAGAAAATCAACCGTAAATTACAAGACCTTGATTTCAGGGTACCTATCACATGGGGAACTGAAGGAAGTGTAAAGAGTTGGAGCCACTGCTCCAAAGAGTACGCTGCCGAGTTAGCAAACTGGCGCACAGGGTACGGAACGATTGAGGTGGAAGAATGAAACATGCTGCCCAACAAAGAATGGCATACCTAGAGGGACTTCTACAGGAACGTGAAGAGAATGGTGACTATATGTCATCAGAAATAGAATGTTACCGTGAAGAGTACGAACGATTACAGACTGCCGCAGATGACGAACTTATGGAGCAGTCAAGACACTGGTAATACTAAGCAGACATGCTTACAAACGTATAAAAGAGCGCATCGGCATACCTAAAAGAGCGGCAATTAGACAAGCCGAACTCGCTCTTGCACGTGGGGTGCACCGTACTGCCTTAAATGGAAGTATACGTAAGTACGTAGACTCACTGTGGCACAAGTACGGACACCACCAAGACTTAATCATATTCAACAACAGAGTGTTTGCGTTTGACGGTGAAATGTTAATCACAGTGATGCCTTTACCTAGCGTGTTCGCTAAGTATTTCAGCACATAATATGTTATTTAATACATTCCCGACCTGTACTTTTCAAGCGCCTGCGAGAACGTACTGCGTTCATCAGACGGCAGTGCCGTAGTTCTATTCTTATAGAATACTGCAGGGAACTCACCGAGTTCTTTAATCATCTCGATGTCTTCATCCGATAACTGCTGTATCATCTCTATATCCATCTTGTTAAGGTCAGGCACAGGAACTCCTTGAGACTTAAGATACTGTACCTTGTTAGCAAGTGCACGGTTGTATGAATACGAAGCATCAAGTTTAGCTTCTTGACTATCAAACTCTTTGAATAGCGAATTAGTTATTCTAAGTGGAGACCCCTCAAACTGTGGCTTCATTGTGGCGCCTTCGTAGTCGCGCGGGCTAATAGTCTGAGCGATGTCATTAACTATTCCGAACTGCTGTTGCGCATGTTTGGCTAGTTTTTCACCCTTCTCATATTCATTACTGTATATAGGTGCGCCTGTCATCATGTTTTGATTCATTAACATTTCAATCGGTGCCTTAAGCAACGGATTAGACATACTAGCTAAGTCACGCCCAAACCCAGGAGAACCTAGCATAGCGAGGTCAGCCTGTGGAACACCTATGTTTGCCATAGGTATGTTATCCTCGTCTGTCATACCAAGACCAAGTCTAGGCATTGCAAGTGCCATGTTTTCTTGAACATAATCAGGCAGGTCGGTAAGGTCATACCCTTCCGCCGCTGAAATGTTACGGTTCCACTTATTAACAAATGTAGCACGTACTGGCTTATTCAGCAGTTCTTCTAACTGCAACGGTGCGTTCTTCCTGAACCATGTATAGAAAGGTAGCAATCTACGTATACCTTTAATCTCTGCATTGGTCAAATCACCATAATCAAAATGGTACTTTCGTACCTGTTCACCCGCGGCTTCAAACGCGGCATCGACTGACATCCCATTACCTAAGAATGTATCAACGTTAGCTAAGAAGTTACTTGTACGAACCTGTCCTTCTATAGTTTCGCCAACAGCTTTACCTGCCTCAGCAGCACCGTGTAGCGGATGCCTAGCTATGTTCTGCAAAGTGCCATCTTGCGCACGCGCGAACTTTATCTGATGTGTCTTTGCGACATCGCCGAACTCGGCAATGTGAAGGTTCATCTTAACAGCTTGTTTCTCAATTTGGTCTCTTATTTCACCCACAGTAAATCGTGTCCCACCTAACTCTATACTGTCAGTATTTTTTGTGGCTTTACGTAACACCTTAGCAGCCATACCCTGCGTCTTAGGGTCAATAGCTTTAAAGCCTACATCGTACATATTATTCATAGTCGAGCCAAATAGATTTCGTATGTGATAGTCAGGTCTCAAGCCTGTAACAGTAGGTTTCCACAATGAATAGAACTTATCTACCATCTTGGTTAGTGCTTTCGTGCCTGCTTCAGTCTGTGCACGCGCAGAACCATTTATCTTTTGGACCATGCCCTTCGGCAATGCTACCATGTCACCACTTCTAAGTGGATTGGATAGCTGTCCTGTCTGCCCAAAATATTTCATAATTAAATTAACTTCATCATCATCAAGTGTTAAGTACGGAGATAACGGGTCCGCCTGGAATGACTTAAGTTGTTGTAATATATTCTCGTCTATACGCGCTTTCTTAGCGTATGATTGAGGCATTACTATAACTTGACCTGCCCTACGCGCGTCGCGTATCTCGTCTACATTTCTTATGGTTCGCCCAAACGCAGACTTAACATCCTCTATAAAGCCTGCTTCAGATATAATTTTATTATGCTGCAGCGCACGTGACATCCATGATTTAACTGCTGATGTTTCAAAGAACCCTGATACACCGTCTAAGCCATCAGCATTTCGTGACAATATGTTGTAAGCTGCTGTGCCTTTGATGCCCTCGTCAGCTAATATGCCTGTTAAGTCGGAGTACTTACGAACTTTACGTATGTCCATAACACGCGAAGGAACCTGGTTAGCTATAGAGTTTAGGTACGCCCGCCTTGCCGCGTCGCCTGAAGTGTCGAAGTTAATAAGTATGTTAGATACATCTACATCATCTCCGAACTTTCTAGCCTGTGCAGCACGGTTATAAACATCAAAGCCTGTGCCACTATCCCCGCCTCGTGCGAACTTCTGCAGTATCTCCTGGTCTCCTTTAGATAAGTCCCATGCCTGAACATGAGGTGCATAGTTCTTAGCCTGCTTTTTAAGTTTCATTATAGCTGTTTCGCTCAAGCCAATATCTTCGAGGTTTTTGGCTATGTCCATATACACTGTCTTGATGTCATCAGGCACTTTATCAAGAGTAACCCTACCCTCAAGTATGTTCATTAAGGTCTTATCATATTTATCGAAGTCTTCCTTGCTGTGCCTTCCGAGTACGTCAAGGAACTGCTTGTATTGTTTCTCTGTTCCTGAGTCGAGTAGGTGCCTAGCACCTTTCTTACGTTGTTCAAGTATCTTAAATATCTTCTGTGTATTCTTGTCAACCCCTGAGATATGCTTAGAACTAAACACAGTAGACACCATGTCGTTAAATTTAGTGGCTGTCTTACCCACAATATTATCTGCGCCAAGTACTTTTTTGTTCAGCGCTGCACCGAGGTCCTGCATCTTACCCGCGGTTGCAAATTCTTTGCCCGCGATCTTCAACCCACGCCCCTTAGATTTTAATAGTATGTCTTGGTTTTTCTGTATAGCATTGGTTGCAGTATCCAGTATGTCATCCCATAACCTAGCACTATCCGCTGAGTTTGCGATACTTGACTTTGCTAAACGTAACATATCATCCGTACTAGCGCCCAATCCTTTAAGTATACCGCCTGCGCCCGTCTTCATTGCGTTACGGATAACACCACCTTTTACACTCTTACCTGCAAACTTAGCACTTTTTCTAATTGCTGTTTCGGACACCTCTCTTAGTGCTGCCTTAGCTAACTGTTCGGCACCCTCGCGTGTCAGCGTCTTAGCTGAGCCTGTTAATGCTCCCTTTGTAAAAGAACCTGCACCTAATGATACGAGGTTCAACGGGTCTAGTATTGCCTCAGCCGCGAAGCCTCCGACACCTTTGGCAAACTTATTCTTAACGCCGAAGTCTTCCATGAGGTCAGTACCATAGTACTTCTCTTCACCTGTCCAACCTTCTTTAAGACCCTGCATAAAAGAGTTCTCTCCTTTAGCAGAGTCCTCAAGTGCGTTCCATACAGCGTTACGAGGTTTATCTATTGCTTCAATAGCCTTGAAAAACCAGTTCTTTTTTTTAGTTTCTTCAGGCGCAACATCTTCGTTAATAGCACCCAAGCGAGTATTATAATTCGTAGCTTGTGTCTGATTTGATTGCAACCGCTTGTTAAACTCAGTCAAAGGTGGCGGTTGCAGTGATGATATAGGTATCCCATATTTCTGTCTTATTTCAAGTAGGGTTTTCCAATCTGTTGCCATCTATATTCTCCTTATCTTACCCTATTTATTCCCTGCATTGGGGTTAGACCCTTTAAAACTCCAATCAATGTTTCCTACCATTTTGTCCCACCAAGTATCATCTGCTGTATACTCAGGTCTATCAAAAACTTCTCCTACTTTTTTGTCCACATAAGGACTTACTCTTTCCTGTGGTTCATTAGCGGTTCCTGCCATAGCGCCCGCAGCCATCTGTCTTAGATTATCTGAGATACGTCCCCCGTACATGCCACTCCACATATTTATAAGTGCGTCAATTTCTCTTTGCTTACTAGCGTCATCGCTGTCACTTGCTAGTATCGCGTTTATAGGGTCCATCGCCTGCTGTGTCATTGTTACGATGTTGTATTCATCTTCGTTAGTGTTATCCCCATTAGCCATTTCTGTCTCGTATTGGGAAGCTTGCTGAGCTAATTGCTGTTGCTGTATGCCTATCTGTGAATTACGATACTCTTGGTTCTGATTAGCTTCAATCAATCCTGCTTGGTCGCCGTATATACCCTGTGTACGTTGCTGTGTTGTATCGGCAGCACCAAACTGGTTATTAGCTAGGTCTCCTAGTGCTCCGAAGTTTTCCATTCCTGCTCCGTACTGCGCTGCGGATAACCCTGCTAATTGTCCTTGTCCTGCTAACTGCTGATTAAGGAAATTAGAAGCATTGCCTGATGCCTCTCCTAACAGAGAATTGTACAAGTCTGAACCTGCTCTAATAGCGTCACCTTCGATACCTGCGGCTGCATTAGATGCTTCAGTTGACGCACCGAAGCCACGTCTCTCGTCCATTGTTCTCTGTCTTACCAGTGCTTCAGGTAATTGTCCTTGTATATCTTGTAAACCCTGCTGATATTGAGGGTCTAGGTTTGTCATCTGTTGATTGATTAACATCTGCATATGTTCAGGAGTCATTAGGTTCTGCAATGCCGCCCTGTCGCCCTGCATCTGTTGGTCGTACTGACCTAATCTTCCGCCTATATCTTCACGCAACCCACCAATCTGTGAGGTGTACAATTCATTACTAGAGTTAATAGATTTAAGCATTTCACCGAACTGGCTGTACAGGTCTGAGTACTGTCCTTGGTTCCCGCCTGTTACATCTGTGGAACCTTGTCCGCCTGCGCCTGGTGTAGGTAAGTACGTGCCATCCCCTGAAAGTAAATTATTTTCACCTTGTCCTGGCACATTGCCACCCCCATTCAAAAGTGCAGAGTTATTTTCATTAACACCACCTGTGTTTACGCCATTATTATTTCCACCGTCTGTGTATCTAGCAACTTGATTAGTAGGCTGTCGATATTGATTTGGCGCTTGGGAATACCCATCAACCCCCTTGTACTGTGTGTTTGGCTGTGTGTAAGGTACCCCAGGAAATCTCTCTGACCTAACATTCTCAGGTGTGTACGCACGCGGAGGTGCTGCTCCGCCTGTACCTCCGTCAGTCATACCCTGTCTATTTATATCATTAACATTACGGAATGTAGGATTAGCTGCGTTTCCACGTGTATTACCATCAGTGTATTGTCCTATGTTATTCTGCATCGCAGGTTTCTGTATAGGAGACCGAGGTGCTAGCGTTGCCTGGTTCTGCCCACCATCTGTAGGAGGTCTCTGTAACGGTGCTATCATCTGTGCAGGTTTCTGTATAGCTAACCTTTGGTCACTACCGTCGCCGTACTGCCTAATAGGGTTTAAAGGTGCTTGCATATTATGTTGCCCAGGCTTAATAACCCCTGGCGCTCCTTTAGGCATAGCACGCAAGTTTCTTTCATTTCTTATTTGCGCAGGTGTCATCTGAGGTTGTGCAGGGTTCAATGGGTATATCTGCCGTTCCTGCCTAATTTGGTTAGGTGTCATCTGTAAAGCCATGTTACATTCCTCCTGTGTTTATTATATCACATATCTTCGCGCACTCTTGCGTCCGCGTCAATGAGTTTCCACTGTGGAATATCAGGGTACCTCTTTGTAACATCCCATGAATATTCCCAGTCTTCTGTTGTTACCATTCCGTATGCAGTGCCGCGGCAGTGTACAGTCTTTCCGTCTCCTATGTATACCCCAACATGTACTTCTCTGCCACCACTACGCTTGAACTGCAAATCACCTGGTTCAGGAGAAGATACATCTGAACATCTATCTTCTATTTTGTCTGCGTTCATGTCTACATCATACATATCCATAAGCCCAAGTATGTACATTATTAGTCCTGAGCAGTCTGCAGCTTTCTTACCTAACCACTTACGCACACGATCTGTGTGGTAGTAGTGATCAGTACCGCTTCCTCTAGGACCGTACCATTGCTCTAGTCGTAGTAATTCGGCATCAGTCATAAGTTCTCCCTGCGCACCCCAAACATAACCGAACTCTCCTTCAGGGTACACAGCCGTCATAGCTTTCGCAAATGCGTGCAGTCCATTCAGTTTTTGCTGAAGTATATCAGGCATATTATAACCCCGCTGTGTTTGTACTATCGTTAATCCCCATTACTATTGGCACACCACCGTATATGAGTATGTCCAGTATGAGTTCTAGGAACTCAATAGGAATTTCCCAACCGAACTGGTTACGTAAGTAGTTGAGTATGAGCATTATCATACCTATAACTATTACAGGACTCTTAAACCTCTTTAAAACATCACTCCATGATGTTGTGTTTCCTAATAGTTTGTTCATGTTATCTCCTTAGTTTTTATATGCTAGGATAGAGCCACTTGTTAAATCTATACCTACAAATCTGCCTACAATTTCAAAATTCACTGGGTATGCAACACCTGTCATAGTGCCTATTACTGTGAACCCATCCTCTGCTGTTAGCACTGCGAATGTTGTAGCTGTTATAACTTTTATCTTAGTGATAACATCGGTCTCTTCATATCCTGAATCTCTACCTGCTCCTGCTGTGGTGTTAGTAGATGCACCAAACGTAGAGCCTGTTGTATCCGTATCAACGAACCCAAATGCTAAAGTTGCATCATTAGCTACACCTAGTTTTGGAGTTAATGTAACAGTTGTAGATGCCCCACCAATAACGAAGTATGAAGTAATAGTATTATTAGCATTAAGTGCTGCCTTCAATTTAACCACAACTTCTGCTATGGTATCTCCTTCTGCCAATGCTACTACTGTATCTTCAGGTGAACCTAACATCCCTGACGAAGTTATTGTCATAGTAATGTCGCCTGATACATCAGCAACTCCTGCTGTGGTATTAGTAGATGCCCCACATGTAACACCAGTAGTGTCTGTGTCAACAAAACCAAAGGCTAGTGTTGCATCATTAGCAGCAAATGCTAGTGGTGTAAGTGTAACAAATTCTCCTGTTCCACCAACTGTGAAGAAAGCGGCTACATCTGCATCATCACCAAGATGTGTCCTAAGTAGTGTTGCTACTTCGTCTACACTATCCCCATCTCCAATAGGAACGACAACAGCTTTAGGAGAGCTTCCCATGCCTGACGAAGTTATAGTCATTGTTATATCGCCTGCTGCGGTTACTGCTCCTTCTGTAACTTCTATGGTTTCCACTTGCTTAACTGCGGCTACCAATCCTGCCGTACATGTAATAGTTTCAACCTGCTTAACACTCCTTAGTAAATGTAAAGCATTATCTGCTATTATCTGCACTCCGCTCCTGCCTGCCTGCCCAAGAAATACTCTTGCGGCTTCATCTATTTTACCCATTATTCTTTCCTCCTACTTAATTTTACTTAATAGATGTGTGTCTATTTCATCTGCCATATCCTTGACCTCTTGCTTGCTGCCATTAGCCATTGGTATCAGCACTCTTAAAATTATAGAGTTACTCTTTACACTAAGTCTAGCCGTTTCGCACAGCCTGTCAAGTCTTTCACTAATGCCTGCATGCTCGCTGTCGTTTTGGTCTTTGTCAATCTTGTGCCTGTCATCAACAAACTTCTTCCTGTCATTGTACTTCTTCTCTGCCGCGCCCATTGTTTTGGTTACCTTGTTCAACTCTGATTGCTGTCCTGCCAAGATGCTGTCCTCCTCAGTATTTAATTCTCTCGTTACTTCTGCCACAATTCTCTTCTTTAGCTTAACAGCTATAGTTGTAACAAACCCAGTAATTAAAATAGCACACCCTATTATAGGTACCCAATATTGTACTACTATGTCCCAAAATGTAAGCTGTGTCATGCTATTCTCCTATTACGTAGTTACCCTCGCCGAGGTATTTGTCAAGCTGTCTTATAACATACTCAGCATTACTGCGCACTATCTGCTCTGTCAATGGCTGCCCGTATGCAATTACGTCGTTAATAAATCTAACAAACAAATTACTTGCACTTATTTGTACAACATTCTCAGCAGTTACAATAGCCTGTGTGTTAATATCTTCAGATGTCATAGGAATTAACGTGTTAAACCTGCCTGAGCGTGGTTCATACACATCATACGTTTTCTTATCTCGCGGGCTATAAAACTTCCCAACTAAAGTAGCAGGCTCAACAACCATATCTGAAACGGGAACATGATTTACAGACCATTCTGTTGGAGCACCTAGTCCTGCTTCGGTAACTACGTTACCATTTAATAATAAATATCCGTACATAATAATCTCCTTATACTAATCCATATACATAAAATGGGTAATCTCTTGTGCTAGCTCCTGTCCAAGAACCATTTTCGTAGTATACATAGTTTCCGCTGTGCGTTGGTGATAAACCGTCTCTAGCAAGGTTGCAAACACTAGACCCATTTCGTGTTATAACGATTGCGTATTTTTGACCACTAACCATACTGTACTGCTCTGCCCCTGTAAATAAGAAATCAACTAGATTATAACCGCTACTAGGTATATCATAATTATCAATAGGGTCTGACACAGCTAATGGTGAGCCAACTGGGTATGCCCATACCCCATAATTCCCAGTAATTGCATATAACTCAGCAATCCAAGCATCAGTTTCGTCACCGCCAACTCTTTCTAAGTAGAATTTAGCTTTGCTAATGTCAGCATCAATTCCACAGGAGAATGTTTGACCATAAGAGGGGATATTAACTTGGCTGTACCCATTCTTCTTGGACTCACTATAGGAGTCAATTAGTGTTTCTTCTCCACCTGCACCTAAATTAACTTGTTGCTGTAAAATGCCTGTAGGTATCTTCATTAGCTATCACACCCCACTAACCACCATTCTTCTGTTCCTATTTTCTTTATAGAAGCTACATTGTACTGCACTGATATTGTATCAAAAGCACCACCTGAGCGAATTGTAACTCCACTTCCAGGGGCTATAGTTACCTCTCCTGCTCCGTACATACCTATTTCAACAAGCGTTCCTATAGGAAATGCAACACCTGAGGTAGGAGGAACTGTGAGAGTGATTGCTCCCGCATTAGACATCTTGAGCCATTTGGCACTATCTGTAAGAACTAAAGTATACGTAGTACCTGTCTGCGAGTTTATGTTAGTGCCTTTGTATGCAAACTTAGTACCCTCGATTATATCGAACTCAACATCATCAGTTGTATCAAGTCCTAGACTTGATTTAGTTGATGCAGTTTGTATAGCACTATCAGCTTTGTCTAAACTTGCGTTTACTGATGTATCTAACTTCGTTTCGTCTATTGAGCCTGACTTCAATGAAGCACTAATATCCTGTCCTGTTAGTGTTAGGTCTATCTCTGCTGTGTCTGTAACTGTAACAGCGGCATGTATCTTAGCTATCTCTGTATCAGCTACAAGGGAACTCCCCGCAACTTTCACAACTAGTTCACTTAAGTCTTGGTCGTCACTTCCTGAAGCATGTATCTTTGATATCTCCGTGTCAAACACTAGAGATTTAGTAGCTACTTTTACAACCAATCCACTTAAATCTTGGTCGTCACTTCCTGAAGCATGTATCTTTGATATCTCCGTGTCCTCAACAAGAGAACTCCCTGTAACCTTTACAACCAACCCACTAAGGTCTTGGTCGTCACTTCCTGAAGCATGTATCTTTGCAATCTCTGTGTCCTCAACAAGAGAACTCCCTGTAACCTTTACAACCAACCCACTAAGGTCTTGGTCTGCTGTAGCACCATCTTCTACGTTTAAGTCAGTTCTAACTTCCGCATAACTTCTGCCTTCAATGTCTGTGGCGTTAACGAATTTAGCAAAGTCATTTATTACTGGAGTTCCTGACGTGCTTACGTTACCTGAACCTGCAGGAGTTGTGTATGCGCCCTGTCCGTTTAAGAACGCAGCTGCAGACCCATTACCCTTTGGAGCAAAGCCATGTTTAGAAGTCGATACATCGCCAGTTGTTATGTCTGTGAATGGTAAAGTAGCATCGGAAATTTCATCTAGTGTATCTAATGCTCTTTGAACATTAATGTCAAGTACACTTAGAATGCCATTAAAGTTAGTTGTATCGGTTATAATATCCTCTGCGTAATTCGAACCAGCACTACCTGTTCCTGCTCCAGTTCCGTTTACATCTCTTAAATCTAAGTATAAACTACCATCAGACAGTTCTTGTAATTGACCATCTCTCTTAACTATTAAAGCACCAATGAATATAAATTCAGGACTTGGTAATCCTTCTGTTACTAATCTTGTTATTTCACTCTCGATTGCGTTCCTTGCATTATTTATTGTTGAGTATGCACTCTGACTTAATATCTTTTTAAGATTAACACCACCTAAATCAGGTGTGTCGATAAAGAAAGTTATAAAGAAGTCAGTTGTAGAACCGCCCTCTGTTAGTTGCCATGTAGAGCCTGTGTCCTCGTTCCATACATCATAAGTTCCACCTGCATTATGACCGATTGTATTAGTTGCAGTAGTATTTGTCCATTCGCCTGTAGCACCTAGTCTATATATAAATGGAGCAGTTGATTGTGCAGCGATTAAATGTTGTATATCTTCATCCCTGAAAGAGCCACTCGTTACTTGCGTAAACGTATCTCCACCATTAGATAATCCCTCTATTGCTAATCCATAACCATATAATGCTCCAAATGTATTGTGCGCCCAACCATGAACTGCACTAGGATATTGGTATGCGTGGAGTTCTGCTCCAAAAATGATTGATTTAGTTTGAGTAGCATTCCAGTAAATAAGCGCACATAATGAATTGTTATAGAAAAAGAATTTATTTATATTAGATTCTAATGTATATTGCAAAACACCATTTTGGTCGAAGTATGTATAATAAGTGCCTGTAACATCAGGGATAACAACTGATTCTGTTCCTGTCTTTGTAAATAGTTTGCTATTTACCCAAAAAGAATAATCTGATTGCCCCCCCTTTACTGTAGTACTAAATGTTAGTGTGCCATCTACAAACGAAAGGTCAGGTTGGGTATTTGTGTTATACTTATCCCAACCTGCTTTATGTCTAGTTTCACCTATTTCGGCAAGTATGACTTCTACATCAGTTCCTATGTAATGTCCGTCTGTGTCTGTTACAGCTACATCAGCTGCAACTTGGTCGCTAGTTGCGCCGTCTTCTACGTTTAACATTGTCCTAGCGTCTGTCATAGATATGTCTTCAGGCACACCTGTACTAGCAGTTTTCCTGCCTTTGAATGTAGTCTGTGTCATGTTCGCTAATTTTGCATTATTTATAGCTTCATCAGCGATATGTTTTGTACTTATTTTGCTCATTTTAATTGCTCTCCTTTAAGCCAGTTTTCAGGTTTTGTCATTGGCTTCATATTTTCTTATACGAGCGCTGTATAGGTATAAGTTACTACTAGCTTGTCTGTTGATTCAAGTAAACTTTCTAGTCCTAGTCCGTCCCAGTTCAAACGCTTTATGTCTGAGCCGTCCGTTATTATTGTGAAGTCTACGGTGTATTCTTGTGGTATCCCACCAACAGGTACAACTTGAACCGAGGTAGCTGATACAGGAACTTGTGTCATATCGTCAGAATACTTATTAGAAATATCAGTTGCGTCTAATGTAAGTATTTCAACAATACGTGTTTCGGAACCACCTGCTAAAGCTATAATCTCTGCTACCGTTACAGTCTTTAATACATCACTACCGTCAGTATCTTGTATCAATACCTTGTCGTTAGTTGCTACTGTTGCCGCACTAAGTGTTGCTCCGTCTAGAGCGTCTGTTACATTTGCCTCGTCCGTTACATCTGCACCGTCTTCAACGTTCAATACTCCAAGTGCTTGTGTTTTTGTTAGTGCTTCAGGTACTCCTGTAGCTGCTGTAGTTCTACCAATAAAAGTATCTGTAGCTAGATTAGCCATCTTAGCTAAAGTAACTGCTGCTGCTGCTATTGTCTGTGCTCCGTCTGCAACTGAGGTTACATCGCCACTATGGTTAGGATGAACATAAGCGTTTGCTCCGTCTTCTACGTTTAATAGCGTTAAAGCATCTGCCTTACTCAATACTTCCTGCACACCTGTTGAGGCTGTTTTTCTTCCCATAATTGATGCCGTTGCTATATTAGCTTGTTTTGCTAATGTAACCGCTGCATCTTCAATATACTTACCTTTTAACTGTGCCATGTCTTTTTCCTACTTTCCTTTTATTTCTTTAATATATGTAATCGGCTGATATAATATCATTCTCCGATAATAAAGACTCTAATCCTAATCCATTCCAATTTAATCTAAGCACATCTGCCCCGTCTGTTATAACTGTAAAGTCTGTTGTGTATAATTGTTTTACCCCACCAACAGGGAACAACCCAACTGCTGTGTTATCTAGCGGTATATTTGCTAAGTCTATGTACTTGTTTGAAATATTTGCCGCATTAAGTGTTAAATTTTCTGTTATTTTTGTTTGGTCGCCTGTGTTAGTGCCTGATAGGTTACCAAGATTAGTAATGTCTGTTGCGGTTACGAATTTGTTTGTGGTTGCTGTATCAACTAAGTCATCGGGGTCAAGAACTACAACGCCTGTTTTTTCATTTACAGAATCAACTGCACCTGCCCCACCTGCATGACTATGTAACGCTGTTTCCCCACCACCTGTAAGTGCTGTTGCGTTTACGTCTGATATGTTATTTACATCGGCACTTGCTTCAATACCTGCTAGTTTTGCGCTGTCTGCACTAGGATATGTGACTTTAGATGTGTTAAGACCTATTGCAGTGTCTTGTACTCCGCCTGCTGTTTCAAGGTCGTCTATATCTGATGCGTTCGCTACGATTGAATCAACATTATCTTTTACCTGTATGTCAAGAGCATCTATACTTTCTGTGGCTGTTTCGCCGTCAGTAACATAGTTGTCTTCTGTATATAATTGGTCGCCAACTTTAGTATCGCCTGCCACAGTGTCATCTATAATCGAATTAACCGTGTCAACTAACTGGTTAAATTCAGCATCAACCTCGTCTGCTTTAGCAGGTGTTCGAGGTATAAAGTCATATTTACGTGTAATCTTATCAGTCATGTTATGCCCTCCTTGCAGGTTTTTTTATCTTATACTCAGCGGCTATTCCGTAAATCATAACTGCTGTGTCAATAACATCCGTCTGTACTCTGAATGATAGTCTATTTCCTCTTGCATTTATATACGCGTATCTAGAACCAAAATCTTCTACGCCTTGTGCTCCTGACCAATTAGAACTGTCCCAATCATCATCATTCCATACAAGGGTAATATCGCCTGACATCTCTTCGCCATATATTGTATCAAGGAACTCTTCACCGTCAACAATAGCTGATACTGACATTGTGCTTACTCCTGTTGACATTTGCTTGAAGAATATGTACATTCTCTTCCACTTCTTAAGCCTTACTTTGTCATCATATGCTTCCTGCCTGTGTATAACGTCCATGTGTATCGCAACTCCCATGTCGTTATAGTTGTCGTTGTGTAGATGTATTCTTCCATATGTGCTTGATGCTGAATATAACTCCCCATCAAGGCTTGCTAAGAATGAATTTATATACCAACCTTCATATACTGACCACGGTGCGTCCATTGCGTACTGGTCTCCTGGAACAGCTGTCCATGTCTTAGCGTATGGATAAAATACGAATACAATATCATTGAATGTGCTATCCGAATCTTTTTTGCATGATACCATGTATCTGTCTTTATAGAATACTGCGCATGATGTGTCAAGGTGTGGGTATATTACGTTATGCTGTGTGTCAAACATTCTAGCTTGTATGTTATCAGATAATACTCTTGTTGCTATCGTATCACTAGAGGTTGATAAGAGTGCGTACACTCCGTTCTCTCCCATGTATACGAGCATATCATCTATAATAACCATAGTCTCTTCAGATATACATCCCTCATGCACTGGTAATTGCTTGAAGTATACATCTGAGGAAGGATCATACCCTGTCCATGCAAATGCTGTACGTCTCTTCATTACCACAAGGTTACCCTGAAACTCTTTTAATCCAGTTATTATATCACCGTCATCTGTTATACTATTTATTGTGCCCGTGCCTGTAACAGTGCCCGACGGGTCCCACTCTGTAGGGTCTAACGGTGGACAATAATACAAGAAATTAGGGTTCTCGTGGTCTCCTGCTGCAAACATTCTATCTCCACGTTGTTCTAGGTATTTACATCTCTTAAGCGCCGTGTATGTAACACCTGATGTTGTGCTTGTTACATCTGCAACTGTGCCTGCTGACCCATCATATACTTTAAATATTCCTGAACCTAATAGGTATAGCTTATTATAATAAACTTCCCATGCAAGATATTCCCCAAAGCCTGAAACTAATATATCTGTTGCATCATCAGCATTAACCAAGTCACCGTTATACAGCGCATATTTTTCAAGTTGACGGACATCACTTGTGTCTATATATTCATACTCAATAAGTGTACGTAAATCAGCTCCACCGCCTGACATTTGGTACAGTCTCGATGGTGTATTTATAAGAGATGCTATGGCATACTTACCGCTAATTGCGATATCATCGAACCCCGTCGAAATAGAAGCCCCTGTTGTATCTATTACCCACGATACACCGTAGTCGTTTGACCTGTATATAGTGTCTATTACTGTGTTTGTAACTGCTGCGCACGCCTGCCCGTCTATTCTTACAGTATAAGCTGTGTCAGTGCTTCCATCAGGCTGTATCTTAGCCCATGTTGCCCCGTAGTCTGCTGACCTATACACACCCCCAGTTTCAGTAACAAATGCTACTGCTTCACTAATAGCGCACGTTGTCCAATCGTGTACTGCTGTGTCTATAGGCTGTGTTTCAGCCCATGTAGCACCATAATCGCTTGATATATAAACTCTACCAGTTGTACTTTTATCACATATAATAGCATATTTATCATCGATACCAACCTCTTCGTATGTTATATCAGAAGTACCGTTCGGCTGTACCTTAGTAAACGTAACACCGTAATCATTAGATATGTATACTGCGTCTACAGGTGTAGCTGTTGTGAGTATCACGTACGCACCACTCGCTGATATAGCTTGAGTGCCAAAAGATGCTGCGGATATTAGTAACTCAGTCCATGTTACTCCGTAATCATCAGAAACCCATGTTTTACCGTTGCTGCTTTCACTAGCATACATGTGCCCGCCTGATATCGCAAAAGCAAACCATGCCACATCTACATTGCCCTCAGGCTGCCTTTCTGTCCATGTAACACCGTAGTCAACAGAGGTGTATAACCTACCATTCCCGTCAGCTATAAAAGTTCCGCATATAGCATACTGACCATCCAGTGCCGCCCCTGACCAATATCTATCCACATCTCCTACAGGTCTAACTTCCTGCCACACAACTCCAGTTAAATACGCCGTATGCTCTTCTATACCTGTGCGTGTCTTATAGCCCCCACTCTCAATAAGGTCTGCGTTTACACAATGTCTTAATTGAGTTGGGCGTAAATGTTCAGCGGCATTTTTAGTGTTCTCTCCGCCTGAAAAATTATCGAAGTATTTAATTGAGTATGGCATATATCTACCTCGTCACTAACCAAGAGTAGCCACCGTTGTATAAGCGTCTACGTTTGTCGTAATGTCTCTTTAGTAATGTCTTTACACGCTCGTACTCACCTGAGATAATCTTGTATCTCTCAGACTCGTCATCCTGTACCATGTACATCTTAGCAGCGTAAAGTGGATATAGTTCGTGAAGATGAAGTGGCAACGGTAAAATAGCCGTTCCATCTGTTGTTATCACAGCAAGTGAAGCATTGTATACTATGTCACATTCATCTAAATCTTCCCAACCGTAGAACTCAAATGTATTTCCATATAGGATTACAGTGTTTTGGTCAACGACAGGGTCCATAATGTTAAGGTAGTTCACATAATCAGTCGGTAATGTAAACACATCACTCGCTTTGGTTATGGTTGCTTTCTTAAGATTATATATTAGTTCAGCGTTTTCACTCTGACATGCGTTAAAGCTATGCAACATATCATTTTGTTGTATAGCTTCGTCAGATATTGTTAGTGCACGTGTATAAGCTTCAGTAAGGTTCATGGTTTACTCCTCAGTTTTCACAGTCTTTT